AATTAAATTTGTAATAGTAGATTGTTTATTTTCTTTGATTAGTTTAATCACAATTTTCATAATTTTAGTATTTAACTTATGACAATCACACTCGTTATGCTCCTTTCGTGTTTGACAAGTTTCAATTTGACAAGCATTACATTGCCAAGTTTTATTAATCTTTCGTTCTTTTTTTGGTATTTCTATTTGATAATGACAGTTTGTACATTCGAGTTGTTTAGACATTTATATATGATTTAATTAGATAATAATATTTAAGTAATATTTTAAATGTCCTATATATAATTATTTATTTAGGAGTCATATTACTTGATATATTAATTACTTGTTCAAGAGTTGGTTCACGGTCAACCTCACAACAACCAAAACAACACATAGTTCTTTTACATTTAGATGAATAAAGAAGTTTTGCAATTAATCCTAATAATACTGAAATTGAAGTTATTAAAACGACTACTGTGGAATCTGATAACATATATATATAATTGTAATATATAATTTTAATATATAATTTATAATTTATTCATATTTTGTATTTGGTTTTCTTATTCGTTTACTTATTAATATATTTTCTACATCTACATCTAATTGTTTATATAGATTGGCTGTTTTAATTGCTTGTGTTTCTGTTTTTGGTTCTTCTAAATCATTCCGTTCTATAATATCGGCGATCTTTTTAACTTCATAATCTTTATATAATCTTTTAATTCCATTTACTTTTACTTTATTATTTTTTACTTCTTCAACAATATACGTCTCATTTGAATATTTAATTATATCTCCTTTATCAAAAACTTTATGCTTTCTAACTAATCTTACTTTATCGCCTACTTTAAAGGTTATTGGTAATATATTTATTTTTTGCATATTATATGCTTTTCCATCCCATAAATCAATAGGTTTATGTTTTGTTGTGCTATGTATTGTATGGTTATAGTTATATATAACATCTTTCAAGTAATTATACCAGTCATATTGTTTTAATGATATCCTAACTTTTTGTAGTAATGTTGCAATTGTTCCGTTAAATCTTTCTACAATTGCATTTTTATTTATTTCATCAGGGTCACTAAATCTAACTTCAATATTATCTTTAATTAATACTTGATTGAATTCATTTTTATTAAACTCATTATCACATTGTAATTTTCTAGGTATTCCCATATCTTTCATTATTTCATCAAAATTCTTTATTATTGTTGGCATTTCTCGGTTAGTCATTGCTTTTGCTTGAACATATCTTGAATATATATCAATAACTACCAATATATATTTATAATTATGATACATATATCTATCATATACTATGATATCCATTTGGTAAATATCTCTTGGATATAATGCATAAACGGTGTTGAATTTTCTGCTTTTTCTAACTGGTCTCATAATTTGAGTTATTGCAAGGGATTCATAAAATTTCTTAACTTGTTGATATGTGACTGGTATATTATTTTCTTTAACTTTTTCATATAATTTTGTTAAACTAATAAATCCTTGTTTTGGATTGAAGTACAATTCATTCACAAGACTTAATTCAGGTTTTAATGGATTACTCATTAATAATATTAGTTAGATTATTTTTTATAATTTTATTATGTTTAATTATCTATTACCTTTTGATTGGTTACACGACAAACACATTATTTGACAGTTATTTTTTGTATGCGAACCAGCCGAGTCTATTCGGTCTACAGTTAAGTTGCTTTCAACATTACCGTTTTCATTCACATATATTGTCATATTTTTATTACAGAATTTACAAGTTGTTCCGTATACTTTTATTTCAGTATTTATCCATTCTGCATCTATATAATCCTTAGTTTCCCATTTTCTGTTAGCTTTAGTATCTTGGGTAACATATCCTGCACATTTGAACTTGAAATATTGTTTAATTTTGGATTCTGTAAATCTTTCAACTTCAGTATCACTATGAATAAATATTTGAACATTGTCTAAACTACGACTGCGAGTAATAGCCGTCCAAAGAAATTTAGAATCTGTATATGGTAGGTTAGAATCGAATATAGTTATTTTATCATTTACATCAAAACTCATCCCTTGAACACTATCAACAGTCATAGAATATGGCAGTTTAAAATGTGTTGATAACATTGTTTTTGGTATTCTATAATCAACTTCATCGATTTCATCTGTGATTATAACATCTTTTCCAATTGATTTTATTTTATATATGTAATTGGTGTTTAATGTAAATCCTTTTGTTTTTTCATATTTACGACATATAACTTCTAATCCTTCATAGTATTTTATTGTCTTTTTCAATATATTTTCATGAACATGATTATTTACTACATCACATCTGAAGTTGAAATAACATATATTTTTAGTTGTTTTAACATCTTTCAATGAGTTAATAGTATTTAATTTATGTTTCTTGCATATTTCTTGAACTGACATTTTACTGTTAAATATATCTTTCTTAAGGTCTTTCCATTTCTGTATATCTTCAACATTGACTAATCTTTTAATATCTTTTAATAACACTTGGTTTCTGAATATAACATTCATACAATGTGCAAGATATTTTTCGTTATCAAATCCAATTGGATTTCTTTGGTCTGTATCTCCTGTGCTTAAAAATGTTTTATCTGGATACATTTGCATCATTTTATCTAATCGTTTTAGTCTATCTGGTGTATATAATAACGCTTCATCAAATACAATGGTGTCGTATTCTGACATATCAAATCTTTTAATATTATTCATTTCAACATCATCTTTGAATAAACCAAATGCTTTTGAGTATGTGATCGCATCATATCCTTCAGTTTTTAGATTTTGACATAATCTATTGTAAGGTAATATAAACAATGAATTATCATCAAATTTCTTACACATTGTTGATTTACCAACACCTGGATATTCTCCTTTAATTAATAATTTTTTATTACTGGCAATATATTTATTGATTTCAACTGTATTCTTTTCATCCGTAAATGTTTTGAGTTGGACTTTTGAATAATCTTCAATTTTAATAAGTTCATTGACTTCTAATGTAATTTGTTTTTCAGGAATATACTTTGATTCTTCAATTTTATAATCACCAATAGTTTTTGTTAATTTAAAGTTCTTCTTAACAATCATATCAGAACCAATATAGTATAAACAATCAGTTTTACAGCCGACTACTTTTAATCCTAATTCTGTCATCTTCTTGTATAAGTTGCACATTTTTTGACGTTGATTTAAGTATATCATATCCTTTATAGCACTTAGACCATTTACTAATCTCTTTTCTTCATGAACATTAACAATATAACAGTTTGTTTCAGATTTGGTTAATATTGTGGTTGTGAATTGTTCATCAAGATCATTATACATTTCCATTTCTTCACACGAATTTGTTAGGATTGGCATAACTTTACCGCTATATTTTATTGAGTAATAATTTGCTTCATCATAATCTTCAAATATTTTTGTTAAATGGGCTTTATTCTTTTTCATTTCTAACATTCCAGTAATTTTATTAACAATCATTTTTTTCATATTTACACAAACTGATTTATTACTGTATAAAGTTTCAACTGATGTTTTGTAATCAACTTCTTCAGTTTTTAATGGTCTTCTGTAAAAAAGTATTTTGTATTTTATACTGGTTGATTTTAATATATAACCATATGTTCGTGTATATTTTTGTCCGAATAATATTTGACTTTCAATAGTATCTTCTAATACATCTACAATGTAATATGTTAAATCCTCAATAGTATGGTTATCATATGGCATATATACATCAAAATAATTGAATATTGGTATTCTTGTGATAGATTGTAAACACTCAGTATATGCTTTGTTTTCATCTAATGTATTGAACATATTTGTTTGTTGTTTTTCACCTAAATAACCAAATATAGGACGAATTGTGTATTCATCTTCTATTTCAATTACTGAACTATGATAATCACTGATAAATTCTTTTTTGATAACAGATTTATACATTTGGTCATATGCAGTATTATACGCCTTATATTCTTCTAAATTTTCGAATATAACCTGTTGTCCATACATTGCGTTATTATCACAGGTTTCAATTGATATGTTTAAAGAATCAACAAACACAGTAATTTTGTATAAAAATGAACTGAAAAAAACTTTTGGTGTATAACCTGTATCAATTACTTTTAATAATATTATCTGCATGTCAACTGAAGTAATTATTTTTAATTGTTTAAGTTCTTCTATCACAACATTGCTTTTTATGGTTTGGAATATTTCATCCATATCATTACAGAATACTTCTTTAATATCAACAGGTTTATCACTAATATTATATTTATCACTTATCTTAATTGTATTTCTTTCATCATCATCAAGATTAACAATTTGCTCTAAATGTTTTAAGTTGTCATTTAATTCATATACGTGTTTATCTTTTACTATTATTCTTAATGAGCTATTATTCTTTTTATCTTCTGCCTCGTATTTGAATAATAATTTCATATAAGGATCATATACATATAAACTTAAAAAGTTGAATCGAGTGAAGAATTTATCAACAACTAACTGGAGACTTACCGCGTTATGACTTGATTTGTTTTCAATTTCTAATATTCTACATAAGTATTCATAAGTTAATTCAGTATTCCTTCGTTTTCCATCAGATTTAACTCTATTGAATCGATTGTAAAACTTGTTGATAATTGCGGTTAATAAACAACTATATGGGCGATAATTTGCTTTTATGTAATCATTATGTTCTAATACAAGTAAATCTTTGAAATGTTGAGCTTGTAGATTTACTTGGTATTTAGTGTAATAAGAATTCATCTTTTTATTGTTATTATCATTCATCAAATTCATATTCATGATATTAACATTATTAGGATTTGGAACATTTTGTTTAAAAATTATCTCAAACCCATAGATTGTTTGTGATTGTTCATATTGATTAATTCTATTTTTTGAATCTTCATCATTATCCTTGATGATGCTAATAAAATCATTGACAAAATCATCACCATCATCTTCTTTGCAGTAAAATTTACGCACTTGATAATCATCTATTAAATTGTTATTAATTCTAAGAGGTCCATCTACTAAATGGAGATTGTAATATTTTGTCCCGAATGTATCATATTTGTATGTCTGGTTTATGTATTCACGAGCATCCTCACCAGCTTTCACAAACAGCTTCACTTTGATAAATGATTCCTTTGAAATGTTAATTATTTGTTGTTCTTGTTGTATGTCTTTTAAGATTTTATTTAGCTTTTTAGTTTGATGCATCATCTTTGCTCTATATGATTTCATCGTTTTGTTAAGGTCTGTAGTTGCATCTTTGTATTTCTTAACAGCATTTATTTTTTGTAATTGTTTAATACTTTGTGCTTCTTTCTTGACAATTTGCTCTTGCTTTTTGAGATTGCGAGTGATAATATTTAAAGCTCTATTATTATCCTTGATACTTTTGTTTAAATTTTTTAATATTTGTTTAATATTTTGGTTTTGCATTCTATACTATATAATAAGATATTAATTTATGTTTAAATCATTTTTTATTCTTTTTAATTGCTCTATATATTTTTAAATCTTTTTAAAAATATATTATTATAAAATTTATTCGACTGGTATTATAATCACAGTCTCAATTGTTGGTTTATTAATCCAATTTATATGTTTATATCGTGTCATATGTAA